CCGGCGTGGCCGGCCGGCGGGTCGCCGCCAGGGGAAACGGCATTTTGACTTCGCTGCCGTAAAGCATCCGCATTTTATCCACGGCCACGCGCCGGCCATCCGTCCAGAAGAACCGGGTGTCGGCGACGAAATTCAAAAGGAAATTCTGTTCCCACGTGGAAAGCATCAAATCGCTGCCGTCCAGCTTGCGCAGAAACTCGGCGCGCTCGGCATCGGTGATGTTTGGGTTGGGGATCATTTTTTCGTGCCGCGCGCCGTCAACCCGGCTGCATAAAGCTTGGCCCGGTGCAGGCGCGTATATTCGGTGGCGGTCAACTGCCCCTTGCGATATTTCCGGGGCTGACCCTTCTGGGTGAAGCCGCGTTCCGGTACCGCCGGCAATTTTATTAGGCCCAGCTGGACACAGAGCTGAATGTTGGGATGGTCATTCATTTGCAGCGCGCCTCCAGCTCGTCGTGTTTGAGCGCCAGATACTCCTCGGCGGTTTCCCAGGCACAACAGCAGCAGACCAGACCGCACAACGCGATCAGGAACAAGCCGGGTGCATGGAAGAGACGTTTCATAATCAAATCCCGCTCTCCATGCAGGCCGGGCAATAGTCGCCGCCGTTGACTCGGCCCCAGCCAGCCGATTTGGCTTCCTTGCGAAGTTCCTTCGCCGTGTTCCCTTTGATCAGCACCTGCTTGATTTTGAATGAATCCATATTGTCAATGTCCGGGAAACAAACATCGCCTGTGCCATGCTCGTTGTCGCAAAACAGGATGCGGGCGTTGTTGATCACGATTGCACCTCCTTGGCCTTCGCGCGTTGCAGGCGGTCGATCTCGGCGGCGATGAGCGCGCCGGCCTTGACCAGATTGCGGATCGGATCGCCGGACGGTTTCCACCACTCTTTTTCAAACGGCCAAAACAATCTTGCCGTTCCAACATATCCAGCGTTGAACCCACTGAATGGATGACGACCAATCGTGGCATAAAGCTCGTCCCGCCCGCTGCCTCTTAATGCATAAGCTGCCGCCGCCAGCGCCAATTCATTCCGTTCGTGCCGGTCATCATGCTGCGGCGTCCAGCCTTCGTCGGCGACTTGACGCGTGCGCTCGGCGGCGATGAGTTGAATGCCATTCACGATTGCACCTCGCTTTCCACCGCGTCCTTCAGGAGCGCGGCCACGGTCTTCTCGATCTCGCTGTCGGTGGGTTTGATCACCACCACGTCGCCGGTGTCAATCACCGTCGCGCCGATCTTCTTCAGCTCCGCCGCCGGCATGTCGGCCAGCATCTTCTTGTCCGGCGTTTCCACCGTGCGGATGTAGGCGATGGCCTCGTCGCCAAAGTGCTTGCGGATGAGCGCCAGCGTCTTCTCCACGTCGGCGAACTCAATGCCGCCCTTGCCCTTCTGGAAGCCCACCTTGACGCCGTGGAATATCTGCGTGCGCGGTTTCTCGAACAGCGCGGGCGAGCCGGCGATGGCCGTGTGCAGCGTGAGTTTGGCCTTGGCCGTGCGGGCCACCGCGCCGCGCAGGGGCTGGAGGTGCTTGCGCTTGATGGCCTCCATCTCCAGTTGCATCTTCTCCACGATGCCGGCGAGACAGGCGTGTTCGTCGGCAAAGGCTTTGGTGAGGGCTTCGATGGTGGCCAGGCTGGCGGCGGTGCCGCCGGAGTTTTCATGGGTGCTGATCATATTTATTTGGATTGATGGGTTGATACAAAACTCAAAGCGACACAACCTGGTAGGTGGCCTCTTTGCCGTCGCCATCCTTGGTGAGTTTCCCGGTCTTGGTCCAGTAGGCCAGGTTGCCGTAGAACGTCGACTCGCCGGCAGCCTCGAAGAGTTTGGCGAAGTCGGCGTCCGCTTCGAGTTGCTCGACGATCTGCGCCTGCGTGAAGGTCTTTAACGACCGGGCGATTTGTTTCATTGCCCCCCCCAATGTGTCCGGCTTGTTCGACATAATCGCCTCGGTGGAACGCACTGGTGTTCCCGGTTTGGCCTTGGCGCTGGATCGGATATCCAAAGCCGGCGCGGGATTGATGCGCTCGGTTTTTGCCGCGCGTTTTTTGTAAGGGCGTTTGCCGGCCTTTGGCGCGCATTCTGGTTCCGGCGCTGCCGGTGCCGGCGAATCGATGCCATAAAGTTCGCGCAATGACGCGCGTGTGGCGGTCAGTTGGCTGATCTCCATTTCGCGCTCTTTGATTTCTTGGTCGAGGTTTTCCAGGACCACTTGGGCACTGGCGGTGATTTTATCTTTCATTATTTTGTTTGGTTTTGGGTTGAGGTTTAGGCCGCGAGCTGCTCGCGGAGTTTTTTCAGGAAAGCGATTTTGTCGCGGCAATCGTCGCGCTCGGCTTCGGTGCGGCTGCGGCCGAACCATTCGCCGGCCTGGTTGATTTTCTCGTCGCACGCGGCGACGGTGGTGATTTTGCGGAGCTGGTTCGCTTCCCAGAGGTTGTTGGCTTTGAGCATAATTATTTCACGTGGCGAACCACGCCGTGCGCATCTGGCGGCAGCCACTCGCGCCGGTCGTTGATGTCCATCTTGGCATGTGCCAGGGCGACGAGGTTGGACGCGGTGTAGCCGTAGATCGCCGCGCAGCTGAGGAAGAGGATGAAGACATCCGCCCACTCCATGTCGTCATCCACGTCGAGCTTGAGTTCGGTCACTTCCTGGCCGAGATGCCGCAGCTTGGACGACAGCAACTGGTCGGGGAATTTAGCCAGGTGGAATTTCTGGATGCGGTCCTGCAACAGTTGCAGTTCGGATTTTTTGGCGGCGCGGCTCATGCTTCCTCCCGTTTGATTTTCGGCGCGAGCAGGATCATCTGGCCGAAAAGTTTCAGTTGTTTCCGCGCGTTGGGCACGCTGGCGGCGATCCGCATCACCAGGTCTTCGTAGACGGCGTTTTCCAGTCCGGTCAAACAGGCGGTGCAGACGTCCACACCGGCCACCCACGCGCAGCCGCCGGCACAGGCGCGATCCTCGGTGCAGCCGCAGCGCTTGCACGCGCGTTCTTTTTTAGCGCTCATTTTTTTCCTCGCTTCCAGAATGGACAGGCAGCGCCGGCAGTCCGGGTCCGTGAACACTTCCTGCCACTGGGCGCTGCGCGCCGAGTTGCCGCCGCCGCAGAGCGGCTGGCAGCCGCCGGCCATCATCACGTGGGTGCGATGGCTGCCGGTCTTGCTGTTTTTCGTCAGGAATTTCACAGAACCCCCCCCTGAAAACCGCGATAGGAGTGCGCGCGAGGTTGGCGAGATGGCTTCGTCGAGAGTCATGACGCACCTCCGGCGATGGCTTTGAACCGTTTTTCAGAATCCCGCAGCGCCGCCGCCAAATCAAATTCCTGGGCGCAGATGGCGTGTTCTTTCAGAGCGCGGCACATTCTGGCCCGGTTGCGCGCCTTGCTCTTGAAGGTTGTTAAAGCCCGCGTGTAGCTGCCATTTTTCGGCGACAGTTTTTCAATGGTGAGGGAAACGAAGTTTCTCATATCGCCTCCTCGGTTTCCGTGCCGAAGAGCACGGCGTTGATGGAGCGGCGCAGCTCGCGGCGCTCGTGGTGGTGCAGGCGCTTCTTGGCGGAGGTTTTCGGGCGCTGCCGTTCAGAAATAATGCGGCGAAAAGTCTTGGTGAGATTTCTCATAATTAAGTCGCGTTTAATTAGGGGTTAATGGTGGGAGGCAACGTCACGTTGCTCATGCCAATGACCAGTCGCGGATCAACTTGGTTTGCGCGGCGTGCACGGCCTGCACGAGCGTGATTTCCTTCTTGGACCGCGCCTTGATCTCCGTGGCCAGCTTCAACTGCTTGTGCACGGCGCGATAGCAGCCCGCGTGCTCGGCGATCTGTTCGCCGAGGTCGCAGACCTGCTCAAACTCGCCGTTGACATCCGGCGCGAGCGACTTCACCAGGTGTTCGATCAGGGCGCGCGGTTCCGTGGGCTTGATCTCGTAGCGCAGGCCCGTCCGGCTGAAGCGCTGGCTGTCCGCGCCCAAATTCGCCTCCAGGTCAAAGGTGCCCACCAGGGCGACGGGCGACTGCGTCACATCATGGAAATCGAACAGCCATTGCAGCGCCGGCTTGGTGAGCTTGTGCGCGTCGTCCACGATCAGCAGCCGGTCCGAGCCGGTGAGCTTGTCGCACATGAATTCGGCGCGCTTGATCGTGTTGTTATAGCCCGCCGATCCCACCGCCCGGAACATCGCGCCCTCAATGCTGCCCAGGTCGCGCGACCAGCTCCGCACATGGAACACGATGCAGGTGGGGTTGGCTTTCTTGTAGAGTTCAATCGCGCGCGACTTGCCCTCGCCGCTGTGCGCGAGGATTTCGCCGACGTCGTTGGTCTTGCGGATGAACTCCAGCGCGGCGTGCAACTGTTCGCTCTCGGAAGTCGTCACCGTCTCCACGCCGCTGGCCTGGCGGCGGGCGTCGTTCTGAAACGAGTCCTGCAAGCTCTTCTCGAACTTGGCGAGATCGCCGGTGAATTTCTTCGGGTCGAAATCCGGCTGGCAATACTGGCTGACGTAGCTGGAATTCATGCCCAGGCGTTTGGCCAGTTTGTTGTTGGAGTAATATTCCTTGGTCGGCCCCGCCCGGAATTCGAGCAGGCGCTGGCGCAGGGTTTCGTTGAATTTAACCGGCGAGGCCGGCGTGGTTAATGATGTCGCGTTCATTTTTGTTTTTGTTTGTTTGGTGGCCGCACCGCTAGGTGCGTTTAAGCAAGCGATAGTTCCGCCTGCAAAATCATTTTGCCGTTGCGCCGCAGGAATTCCTCGGCGAGCGTCTGGCTGGTCAGGGAATAAACATTCAGCCAGCCGGCGTTGCGGCTGCCGCGCGTGGACTTCATCCGGTGCGCGTAAAAGACGCCGCCCTGGGTCACGCCGATGGGCTTGACCAGGTTCGCGTTCTTCAGCAGCTCGATCACCGTGCCGGCGATCCCGGTGCCGGTGCCGCGCTCGGTGTCGGGGACAATGTCGGTGGTGAAATTCTGACCGTTCAACGCCAGCGCGTGCTTGACGAGCGCCACGGCGAAGTTCTGGACTTCGGGATTCTTCCACACGATCTCCGCGTGGATGGCCTGCTGGAATTTCTGGTCGGGGTTCATAAACGTGACGTTTAATCCAATAATTATTTAAAGTTCCAATGCTTCGCGCGCGATCCGTTCGTCGTCATCGCGGCGCTGCTGGAGTTTTTTGGTTTGCTGCTTCTCGCCCCTGACCGCGATTTGATGCGCGGCCACCGGCGATGTGACTGCGTCACGGCCACGAGCCTGCGGCTGGACCACGGTCACGAAGCCGTTGTTGTGGTCGCGCATGGCTTGCAGGCTGGCCTGCTCGCCGGCAGCGAGTTCGGTGGCGCGAGCCTTCGCCACATTGAGCGCGCCAACGGAATGCCGGATGGCGGCAGCCACGGCGTCGTGATCCGCGTGCCGGGCGAGGCCGCGCCGCAGCCAGGTGCCGAGAATGCCGCCGCGTCCGTCGGTCAGGGTGAGGAAGCGCGGATCGTCGGGGTTGAAATAACAGAGGCACTTCGTTTCCGGTGCCAGGGCAAACTCCGGTGCCGGCGGCGCGAAGCGCAGAATCTTGCCCTCGTGCATGAACTCGATCTGGCCGTTGGCCTCGACGGGCCGGCGGCGCTGCGAGTGTTCGTAAAACGCGGTGATGATTTCCGGCGAGACACGCGTGAACCGGTTGGCATCGGGTCCGCCGATGGACAGCAGCCGGCCGGCGCGTTCGACGGGCGATTCCATCCGCACCCGGACTTTGCTGCCTTCCGGCGTTGCCCGGTGGCCGTCCGCCAGGACCCAGCAATCGTTGGTGGCATCATGCCACTCGACGATTTCCTCGAAGCCCTCGCAGTTGTGATCCGTGCGGAGATTTTGCAGCTTGAAGACCTCGAACAATTTCTCGCGCGCCTGGCTGATGGTCAGGACGGGATAGACCAGCTCCGCGCGATCCTCCGGGCGATGACTGGCCCAAATCTCCCTGGCCTCGTTCTCGCGGGCGGTGAGTTCCGCCGGGCGCTTGCCGTAGTGCGCGCCGATCTGGCCGGGGAAGTGCGAGGTCATCATGTGCTGAAGGCGGTTGAGGCTTTCCAGCATCGCCTTGCCCTTGGAATTGCCCACGGCCTTTTCCCGGTAGCCCGCCGAGGATTTGCCGCCGATCATGGACGAGTAGGAGACGCCGATGCGGTCGCCGAGCATTTCCTCCAGCGCCATGCGCGTGGCGTCGGCGAGCGTGGCCGTGCCGTGCTCGATCTTGGCGATGAGTTTCCACGGCGGCAGGCCGTAGGTTTCCAGCAGCCAGCCGAAGAGCTGCTTCATGTCCTGCAACTTCAGATGCTCCTGCGTGCCGTCGTCGCGGGCCAGCGCCGGCCGCATCCCGAAGCCGAGGAGCATCGTGGTGGCCACGTCGCGCGCGATCAAAATCCAGAGGTCGCAAATCTGCCCGGTCGCAATATCAATGACGCGGAAATCGCAGCGCACGTCGTCGAACTGGATCAGCTCCATGAATCGCAGCCCGGCGCGGGTGGAATGGGTTTGGGGCAAATAGGCCCGTGCGGCAGAGCACCCCTCGTGCCGGAGCGCCTTCACGGCTTTGGTGAACTTGGCGCGGGCCTTGAGCTGTTTGCGGATGTTGGACGATTCCCAACCGGCCGGCAGCAACGCGCGCTGCCGCAGCTCCCAATTTTCCTCGTAGCCTTTCACCGGCTCGGCCACTCCCTTGTTCGTCCGGCCCGTCGCCCACTGGCGGTGGATGGAGAGGATCGCCTGCTCGCCGGCATCGCCGCGCTTGAAGTCGCCCATGCGCGCGGACACATAATCCAGGAACGCATCCGGCAACCCGCGCTTCGATGCCTGCCACGCCGCGCCGGCCTTGGCGCGATTAACGAGCGTCAGCCAGTCCTGCTGCTTCAGCCACAGATCATATTTGCCGCGAAAGGTGTTGAGCGGGCCGAACTCGGTGTAGATCGTCAGCGCCTTGCGGCAGGCCGGCTGGACTTTGATGGCCGTTTTGCCGGTCGTTAATGCCTGGACAAACAGGACCGCCGCCTGCAAGCGCCGGACCGAGCCGCGCAGCTCCAGCGGCAGCCGGTAGAACAGGAACGGCTCCAATTCCCACTTGGCCAGCGGCGCGCGGTTGCGGAGATATTCGCGCACGTCGGCGACCGGCTGTTCGGTCGCGCTGACCGTTCCATGTGGAACCAGCAAGCTGCTGGCGGCGGCGTTCAAAGAAACAACCGGCGCAGGCAACTCGCTCACGCGAGATTCGTGCAGGGTGACATCTTTCGGTTGTCCCTCACTTGAGCTTTGGGCCGGTTGAAAATTAGAGAGGTCGGAGATCATGGTGAATTTACGATTTAAGATTTACGATTTCTGATTTTGGCAGCCATTCAAACTCGGTGTTGCCGACGGCATCTCTGCCGGCTGAACAAAAACCCAGCCGCCGATAGAAACGATGAAGGGCTGATTTTTTTCCAACCTCTGGAATGGCAGTCAGCCGGATCGCCAAGCCGAACTGTTGCAGGCCGAGAATGGCGCTGGTGCCGAGACCGCTGTTGCGATGCTCATGCCTCACGATCAAAAGGGTGACTTCCAGATGATCCGCGTGGTGGCGGACATTCATCGTGACTCCCGGCAGGTGGATTTTAATCACTTGCCACCTCCGTGGTGTTTGATGTAGCCGCGCGCGGTTTCCATCGCCTTGTCGAGCGCCGCCAGCTCCGGCGTGCCGACGATCTCGCCGAGGCCGGCGTCGTCGCTCATCTGCAAAAGCCAGTCCGCAATCTCCTGCGCCTTCAGCGTGCGCTCGGTGATGCGCTCCTGGCGTTCGAGTTCCTCGGCATTCGCCCGCTGCTCCTTCGTCGCGCCGCCTTCGCCCCTGCGCCGGCCGGCCTTGGGTTTTGTCGGGTCATCCTCGTTGGCCTGCTTCAATTCCAAAAACAACTGGCGGTAACTCTTGCCCGCGATCTCGGCGTCTATCTGTTCCCGCACCGCCTTCAATTCCGCCGGCACTTTTTTCAGCGGCAGCGCCAGCACTTCGTGGAGTTTATATTCGAGCCGCTGCTTCAGCGTGATGCCGAGCGCGTCGCCGACACCGGCCGCGACTTGTTTCCAGCGCTGAACCGTTCGCCAATTGCGTTTGCAGTTTGCCTCCACCCACGGGCCGAGCTGGCCATGCGGCAGATCGTCAGCCAGGCATTCAAGGAAAAATCCGACCTTCAAAATCCGGCATAGACCGGACTCGGCATCCTTGATAAGTTTATTCAGCTCCTTGGCGCGCTTCGCGTCGTTGCCGTGTTTCAGCGTCGGCACCTTGCCGATGACGGCCGGCAAATGCGTCTCACGAGACGTATTTGGCGACGGTCTTGATTTCTCAATTTTGTGATAGCTCATAGTGGCAGGCGGTAAATTCTTCCTTGGCGCGGAGCACGCCGTCTTCGATCAGGGCGCGGTCAATTTTTGAGAGCTGGCAGAACTTCTCGAAGTCGCCCTCATTCAGCAGCGCCTTGGCGGAGTAATACAAACTGTCGAGCATCCCGTTGACGTTGCTGATTTCTCCGGCAAGCTTCGTTAGCTCCTTGTTGTCCCAGGCGGCATTCTCGCCGCATAGTTTTTCCGACTTGATGAGCAGCGCGCCGAACTTCACGGCCAGCGCGTGCGCGTCGCCGGCAAGTTGGAGTGTGGTGGGATTGCTCATTGCATCCTCCCCTGGAGAAATTTCTCGAAGCTCTCGCGGCTGATCGTCCACGTGCCGCCGGGGCCGGGCTGTGATTTCTTCAGCGCCACGAGCTGGCCGGCCAGGATCAGGTTCTCCACGTGGCCCCGGTCGCAGAGCAGCGCGCGGCGGATTTCCAGGCCGGTGACGACGGGTTTCTTGTGCGGCACCACGAGCCGGAAAATCTTGTCCCATTCCAGCTCGTGGTATTTGTTGCCGCCGGTCGCGCGGAAAAACTCAATGCTCTTGGTCAGCACGCGCAGCTCGCATTTGCCGAGATCGTCCACCGCGATGTTGAAGCCGATGAGGAAGCGGGACTCGACGAGTTCGCGTATCTGCTGCACGTCGATGTCGAACTCGCCGAGGTCGCGCAGGACGGTCTTCACATCGCTCACCGGCCGGAAGCGCGGATCGCGCAGGCCGAGCTGCGTCTGGATGCTGGGCGGCAGGAACTGAACCGGCTTGTCGGCGAGGGCGAGCATAGGGCGATTTACAATTGATGATTTACGATGGCCGAGATCAGGGAGCAGATGCCCCACGCCACCAGCACGGAACCGATGACGCCGACAACGACGCCGACCAGAAAAACATTTCCCGCGCGCCGCCGGTCCGGGTGCGCATCCCAGGGATGCTTGATCGGCAGAAACTGGATGGGTTCATTATTCATGGGTTCCTCCTTTGTGATGCTTCTTGTTTGATGCCTCGACACGTTCGCGGTCGGCGAGTTTTTCCCGGCGGATGCGTTTCCACTCATTGATGTCCTGCAACAGCAGCTTGACGCACCAGAGGCCGATTAGCACCGCGATCAGAACCACGATGGCTACGATGGCCCCGGTCAAAATCCAGAGCGGGTTGCGCGCGGGAACGGTGATGATGGCGGTGGAAAAGAGGGCAGCCGATGGGGACGTATCCGCGCTCGGCAAACACACGGTCAGAAGTGCGCTGCTGGCAACTGGGGAAGATGCCGTGGACCAGCAGCGCGCCACCGTCCCCTGACGGAACCCTAAACCACGGCAAATTTTGGAAATCGTTTTCACCGCGCACCTCCGTTTTTCAGGGCGTGGTAGCGGTTGGAAAGTGAGCGGCTGGAGCGGTGGCCGCGCAAGACCCGGTTGAGATGCTCGCGGGTGACCCCCAAAATGGCGGCGGCCTGCGTTTGAGATAAAGGCTTGTAAGTTTTCTTTCGGACTGACATTGTTGCGTAGTGACGGGTCACAAGACGAATGTAACAAAACTTACAACCTCGTCAACAGATTATGAAAGAAAAGTTACAATTTGCGGATCGGCTGTCCGAGTTAATGCTCAAGCATGGAGGTTTGAACGCGCACCAGTTGAGCAAAGTCGTGGGCCTTTCCCATGTCACCATCGGGAATTATCTGGTGGGGAAGCCGCCGAAATCACTGCACCTGGTAAGCATCGCGCAATATTTCCATGTCTCCACGGACTGGCTGCTGGGTTTGAGGGGTGAGGGAATGTATGATGAGAAGGGCGGCATCAAGCCGGGCTTTGAAACGGGAATGGTTTTAAATGATGCGCCGCCTAAAAAAGAAATTGCCCGGCTGACTAAAATCGCCGACGGTCTCGCTGATCAACTGTCCGAATTAAGAAAAACCATCAAGGAACTTGAACCATGAAAAATCTATTCTGCCTCATCGTCGCTGGTGCGCTGCTCGGCGCTTTCTCAACCAATGCCCAGGACGACTCGATTCAAATTACAAACAGCGACTTAAAAATTCCATCGAACTGGCGGCTCGTAACTGTGGTTAAAGACAGGGAGGTTGCCGGCTTGATTGGATACACGCTCTGGTTCCAGGACCCATCTGGATCAGTTCACGCGATTAGCACAAGCCGTGACTTAATGGGCAAATATAAAATCACTCCCGAAATCACGGTGTTTTCTTCCACTACTAATTCTACTGCCCAATTATCACCAAAATAATTCCCGCCATAGATAAGTAAATCTCCCGCACAAAAAATGAACTGGTGGTTTCCTCTCGCGATGGTTTGCATCGCGGCTGGCTTAATTTTCTTCGCGGGCTGGATCGCAGAAAAAAAACGGAATCAAGACAGCTTTGAAGCGCCGAAACCGCAAATTGAAATTCCAAAAATAAAAGTGAGCTTCGGGCGTTCTGCTCCGACGCCGGATGCTGAAGCTGAAAAGAAATGGGTGGATTTAGTAGGTGAGAAAGTAATCTCTGATATAAACCGAAAGTCGGCGGAGGCGCGAAAAAAGCAGGATAAGTTTTACGATCATCTAGCCAAACTGAAATATCCTCTTAGCAAACCTTCGGTCAGAAAATTCACCAGGTTCCGGCTTCAAGAAATGCGGGACGCGGGAATTGAATTCGTGAGGTTGTTGCCAAGCCCCAATCCGCCCATGCGCTGCGCCTCGTGTCTGGAGTTGCAGGGAATGCGGATTCCGATTGCGGACGCGACGCTCCTGCCATTTCCCGATTGCGACGCCAAACATTGCGGCTGCATTTGGCTCGCTGTCAAATGACGCCGCCGGAGTATAAACCCTTTTCATAAAATCTTGCCAAAGACAGTAGGTTTCTGATTTAGTGGCAGCACGGCCCGGCCGGGCCCTTGATTCTTCCTTCGCCGGCCATTTCCAGAAAAACCGCGAGACCGCGATGGTCGCGTATTATCTTTTCCGACTTCTGGCATTGTTGCGGCCGTGAACAACGCGACATCCGTTCAACTCAAAACTCTCCCTCGCCTGGGACTTTCCTCCGGTGCGCGGTCGCGCGCGTCCCACTCTGTCCTGGGCGAGGGGTATTCAACCAAAGGCTAAACATGAAAAATAAAATCGTTTCCCTATTTAAAAAAGGCGGCATCGCGCTGGCGTTGGTGGCCACCACGCTAGTGGTCGGCTGCTCCACGACGAACAAGCAGCAGATCGTCAACACCATTTCCGGCGACGGTGTTTACGGCAAGGTGGCGGTGCCCATCACGTCGTCCACCTCCATCGGTGCCAGCCTCTTCGTGGGCCGGATGAACAACACGACCGTGGTGCAACCCACGGACACGAACAAAGTCTATGCGCCGAGCCTCACGGTGGCGGCGGCCGGCGCGGGCAAGCAAAGCGTCTCCGGCGGCACCACCAACACCGCCTCGGCGGGGATCACCGACGGCAGCCGCGATGTGAGCATCCTCACCACGGGCGACGCCGCGCTCTCGGCCGGCAGCGGCACCAACACGCTGCTCAATATTACGGGTGGAAAATAAAAAAATCGTAATTCGTAAATCTTAAATCGCTTGAACCTCGTCACCAACCAATTCGACCTCGGCAACGCGCAGGCGTGCGCGGTGCTTTCGATGGTGGCTTATGGCCGCAGCGGCGCGCTGGCGGCGTCGCAGGTCATGCTCTCGGTGCCGGAGACGGACACGTATTGTCTGGTTCAGGAATCCGACGACTGCATTGTGGTGGCGTTTCGCGGCACGGACAGCATCCGCGACTGGATCACGGACGCGAAGTTTTTCCGCGAGCTATACATGGTCACTGCCGGCGTGAATGTAGAAGTCCACGAAGGTTTTCTTGAAGCTTGGCGCAGCATCCTTCCGGTGCTCAACGCACATCTAAAAAAAATCTCGGTGGCCGACCGCAAGATATTCATCACCGGCCATTCGCTTGGCGGCGCGCTCGGCATTCTCTCGGCGCTGCAACTGAAATGCCAGGGTTTCCAGATCGCGCAGGTTTACACCTTTGGGCAGCCGCGCGTGGGCAACGGCGCGTTCAAGCGCCTGTATGACGCCGCGCTGGGCAATGTGACGTTCCGGCTGGTGTATCAGGAAGACATCGTGCCGCGCCTGCCGCACCTGCCGTCGGTGCGCGATCCCTACCGGCACTGCGGCCGGGAGGTCTTCATCTCCAGCACGACGCCGGTGCGTCAAGTCGCCGACTTGTGGATCAATCCGCCGGTGTGGCGGCTGCTTATTTCGGATGCCTGGGGAATCTACCGGGCGTTCACCATCTCGAAGTTCGCGGGCGCGCTCGACCCGATCCGGGATCATTTCATCATCAACTACACGAGGGCGCTGGAAGGGATTCAATCATGATGCTCGCTCTTTTCGATCCGGCCACTGACAGCGTAATGGAAAAAGTTTCCGTGACGGCCGGCGGCATCTTCGCCGCGATCTATTACGCCAAGGAGATTTTTTATCCACGCAAACAGTCCAGTCAGCTCGACGTGAACATCGTGGAAACGCTCGCCACCAAAAACGAGCTGAAGGAAGTCGAGCGGGCCACCAAGGCGGAAGATGCGATCCTGCACAAGCGCATCACGGATCAGGGGACAAACATCCAAAAAACCATCGCGCACATTCCGCACGAGCTGATGGCGCTGTTGAAGAATGCGGGAATCATCCACTGATTTATGATTGACCAGGACATAAAAAAATTTGTGCTGCGGCGGCTGCTGCAAAAGAACAGCGAGCCGGCCACGGCCACCGAGATCAAGCTGGCGATCCGCTCGGCTTTCGCCGCCGCGTTCACCGAGGGCGATCTCGACAGCTATCTCGCGCAGCTCGAAGCCGACAGCTACATCGCCGGCACCAGCGACGATTTGAGCGGCACGCTCTGGGCGCTCACGCCCAAGGGAAAAATCCGCGCACAGCAACTGTTCAAGGCATAGCTCCACCAGTGAATGAAAACAGCACCAACAAAAACAGCCGCCTGGGAACAGGATTCGTTCTGGCGCGAAGTGGTCGCCGTGCTGACGGGCGGCAAAAAGCTGCGCGGCGAACATTACTTGCAGTCGTTGTCCGGCGAGGAATTGGAGCAGTTGCGCTCGGCCTTGGCCTTTGCTGGCACGCTATTGGAACAGCAGAAACTTTGTCCGCCGCGCCGGGGCGGAGCGACGGACGGATCGCTGCCGCCGGTTTCGCTGCTGTCGGAAATTTCGCAGGCGGTGCGCGAGGTGCTAACGCTGCGGTCGCTGCAACGGCAGGACCTGGTCAGCGCGGCGACGAAGGATCGCTGCGGGCAGCTCGGACTGGACCCGCAACTGACGAACGCCGTGGTGCGCGTGGTGGCCGAGGAGGCGTTGCGCCAGCAGGCGGAGAACCAGGTGGGCAACTTTGCGATCTCGGCGGCGAACGTGCTGCTGATGGCCGAGGGGATGCGCACGAAGGGCAAACTCGAAGAGGTGAAGGTGGATTTGCGCAAACAGAAACTGAAGCTCGACGAGCGGCACATTGCGATGCTGGAAAAGAAAGCCGCGCAGGCGGAAGCCGCGAAGGGGATTTTGGGCGACAAGGCTTTGACCGAGGATCAGAAACGTCAACGGATGCTTTCACTGTTTGGAATGTAATGGCCAACACCAAATCCATTTCCAAAAAAGAAGCCTTCGAGATTCTGCGCGCGAAGAAAGAGGCGGCGCTGAAGACCGCCGGTGTGGCGTTGCGCGAGGTGCCGCTGGACGAGCTGGAGAAACGTGCCGCCGGCCACAAGCTCGGCGTGAACTGCAACGGCTGGGAGAATCCCTACGCCAAAGACGATCCGCGCAATCTGCTGCTCGAATATCAGTTTGCGATCCGGGAGGACAAAAGCCGCTTCAAAATTTGTTTGCAAGCCCGCCAGACCGGCAAGGATTTCACCAGCGAGAGCGAGGCCGCCGAGGATTGCCAGGTGAAAAAAACCGAGTGGATGATCGCCGCGCCGTCCGAGCGTCAGGCGCTAGACTCGCTTGACCAGGGGAAAGTATGGGCGGAGGCGTTCGACCTGAAGGTGGCGGATTACGACGAGCAGCGCGAGGGCGGCAACAGTGAGACCCTGCTGAAGAGCGCCGAGATTATTTTCAGCAACGGCAGCAAGATGCGCGCAGTGCCGGGCAAGCCGAACACGGTGCGCGGCCGCAGCGCCAATTTGCTGCTCACGGAATTTGATTTCTTTGAAGACCCGCCGGCGACGTGGCGCGCGGTCCTGCCGTCCATCACCAACCCGCTGCGTGGTGGTGAAAAGAAAGTCCGGCTCATCTCCACGCCGAACGGTTCCGGTTCGGCCATGCACAAAATCTGGACCAAGACCGACAGCGACAAGATGAAATGGTCGCGCCACCTGGTGACGATCTATCACGCGGTGCTGATGGGTTTGCCGGTGGACATCGAGCAGCTCCGCCAGGCGTTTGACGATGCGGACGGTTTCGCGCAGGAATTTCTCTGCCAGTTTCTCGACGGGTCCAATGTGCTGCTGCCTTACGACCTGATCGCAATGGCGGAAAGCGCGGACGCCACCGAGATGTGGAACCTCGCTGACAGCGGCAAATCCAATCCGGTTTTTTGCGGGGTGGATTTCGGCCGCACCAATGACCCAACCGTCTGCTGGACCTTGCAGCAGGTTGGCGATGTGTTGTGGACGCGCGAGGTTTTGGTTTTGAAAAGCATCAGCTCGCCGGATCAGGAACAGATTTTGAAAAGCCGGTTGCAGGCCGCGCAGCGCACCTGCTTCGATTATACCGGGCCGGGCATCGGCCTCGGCGATTACCTCGTGGATGAAAAACGCGGCGGCTTCGGCCAATGGAAACCAGCCGAGCATAAATTTGGCAAGGTGGAACTGTTCACCTTCTCCGCGCAATCCAAGCGGCTGCTGTTTCCGACGCTGCGTTCCCGGTTCAAGGATGCGCAGGGCGCTTGCAAAATCCGCGTGCCGATTTCCACCACCATCCGCGAAGACCTGCACGAAATGCAGCAGGTCATCACGAACGGTGAATATAACTATTGGAGCCGACGCACGCGCGAAGGCCATTCCGACCGCTGCACCGCGCTGGCCCTGGCCGTCCGTGCCGCCGGTGATCTGCACCGCGTCTGGGGCGGCGGGAAAGGGAGCATACTAATATGACCGCCAACATCACCAAACCCGTTCTCCGCTGGCAGGGCAGCAAGACGCGCCTGCTCAAACAGATCATGCCACTGATCAAGCCGCACGTCTGTTACTGCGAGCCGTTCTTCGGCGGCGGCGCGGTGCTGTTTGCGAAGGAACGTTCCTCGGTCGAGGTCATCAACGACATCAACGGCAACCTGGTCGCGCTGTATCGCAACCTGCAATTTCATCTGCCGGCGCTGCTCAACGAACTGGACTGGCTGTTCGCCAGCCGGCAGAACCTGAAGGACTTCATTGTGCAGCCCGGCCTCACGGAGTTGCAACGGGCCGCGCGCTTTCTCCTGGTGAACCGCACGAGCTTCGGCGGCAACATGAATTCCTTCGGCGTCGCCAAGACGAAAGGCGGCGGCGTCGGCTTCGAGCACAAACAGGTCGGCGATCTGCTCGGCGCGGCGAAGCAACGGTTGAACGGCGTGGTGGTGGAAAACATCCCGTTCGAGCGCGTGTTCAAAAATTACGACTCGAAGGACACGCAGTTCTTCATCGACCCGCCGTATGAGAATGCGACCAACGGCGCTTACGCCGGCTGGGATAAAAACCAGCTCACCCATTTTCGCCAGGAGGTGGCGCGGCTCAAAGGCAACTGGATTGTGACCCTCAACGACAGTCCGCTGACCCGCGAGCTTTTCAAAGACTGCCAATTGCGGCCGGTGGTGACCTCCAACCGGGCCGTCAACCGCCGGACTCATGGCAGCCAAACCTTCGGCGAATTACTTATCACGCCCAAATGACTTCCCACCCCTCCATTTTTGCCCGCTGGCAGCCCGCAGGGGCGGTTTCCGCCTCTCTCCGTGGCCGGGCGGGCGTCCAATCGCTCTCGCGGGCGATTAAGCCCGTTAACACCCCGTTAAAAGATTCGTTCAGGAAGCCCTTGGCGGGTGGTTTTAGGGAGGTGGGCGCATGAATCCGGACTTCTCCACGAAAGCGGCCACTTTTCTGCGCACCCAGAACGCGATGAAAGCCTGGCATGTGGCGGCCGTCGGGAACTGCATCACCAAGGATGTGTCCGACGCGGTGCTGGGCACCGGCAATTTCACCCAGGGCGTGCCGGCCTTCTGGTTTGCCAGGGGAATTGACGGCGGGAGCGGCGATGGTTTGCACGCGCCGTATGCCGCCAGCGCGTGGGTGCGCCGCGCCATCAAATATGTCGCCGGCCCGATCTCCTCGGTGGACCTGGTGTTTTCCAAGCCGTCCGGCAGCTCGGCCATGCGCCGCCATCGCGGCAAGGGTGCGCGCCTGTTCACCAGCCGTGGCATCGTGGCGCGCGACACCAGCGCGGAGGTGGAGCTGCCGCAAATCCGGGAATGGCTGAAGGAACCGATGGCCGGCCTGACCTACGAGGATTTTGTTGAGGCGAGCATCGGCTGGTATAAATTGCAGGAATGTTTCTGGGTGCTGGCGGATGACGGCGCGCGGGTGCCGTTCCCGGAAGTGAAGACCAATCCGTTTGCGCCCATCATCGTGGCCCGGCCGGACCGGATGCGGCCGACGGTGGCCGACGGCAAGGTCACCGCCTGGAATTTCACGGACGCCAACGGCAAGGTCTGGGAACTCGAACCCGAACAGGTCGTCCGGCTCTTCGGCTGGAATCCCTACGATCCGCATCGCGGCCTCGGCGATTACGCCAGCGCGCATCTCGCCGCCGAGACGCATCACCTGTCCAGCAAGTTCAAGCGCAACCTCACCGGCGACAACGACACCGCGCCGATCATCTCCGCCAAGAACGGCTCGCCGTCCGACACGCAGATCGAACAGATCAAGATGTCGCTCATGGACCGGCGCGCGGCCCGGATGCGCGGCAACTCCAAGGCGCTCTTCCTGCCGGGCGAAGTGGATGTGCATGATCCGAAGATTCTGTCGGTGGACGCGGCGTTCATCGCCGGGATGCTGGAGGACCGCCACGAAATCTTCATCGCCTTCGGCGTGCCGCCGAGCCTGGCGGATGTGAAGGCGAGTTACAGCATCGGCCAGGCGAGCGACTGGTTCGCGCTGATCTTCAACACCTGCATCCCGGAGGGGAATAAATTCTGCGCGGCGCTGGAGCAGCTCATCTTCCGCATGAGCGGCGAACGCGTCGAGGTCGGCCTGAACTGGGACGAGCACTACGTCATGCAGCAGGTGCGCAGCGAGCGGATGAAGGACGCCGACAGTTTGTTTTCCAAGGGCGTGCCGATGATGGCGATCAACGAATACCTGAACCTCGGCCTGCCGCAGTATGAGGAATGGAACCAGGGTTACATCCCGATCAACCTCGCGCCGGTCAGCGCGGAGGCCAACAAGGCCGCGCAGGCACCGGCACCCAAGCCGGACGAATTTGCCGAGGGAGAGGGGAAAGACAAAACCGACAAGGCGCTTCATCTCATCCGCTCGGCGTTCGCCTTCCGCGCCGCCGGTCCGACGCCGGAACAAAAATCGCTTTGGGAAAATCACATGCGCCTGCGCAGCCGGGCAGTGAAACTTTACCAGGGCAAAGTGTCCAAGGTGCTTTTTGATTATCGCGCGAAGGCGCTGCGGAATCTGGAAGCGGCCTCGCAAAAATCCCTCACGCAAAGATCATTGGTGGACGTCCTGTTCGATCCGCAGTCGTTTGTGCGCGATCTGCTCGCCTCGCTGTCGCCGGCCCAGCGCGAGGTGCTGGAGCAGGCGGTGCGCGAGCTGCACGACGAAATCGGACAGCCCGACGATCCGTGGACGCTGCCGCCGGCGTCGGTGAAGGATTTCATCGCCGACCGCGAAAACAAACTGGCCGGCGTGGGCGACACGGTGTTCGAGAAAATCAAGGCCGCGCTCCAGGAAGGCATTGATGCCGGCGAATCCACCGAGAAGCTCGCCGCGCGCATCAAGGCGGCGTTCAATGAACTTTCCAACTACGAGGCCCGGCGCATCGCCATGACGGAGACGAGCGCGGCCTACGGCTTCTCGCGCAACGCGGCGATGGTCGCCGCCGGCATCACGCACAAGTCCTGGCTGTCCAATCACGGCCCGCACGTCCGGGCGGCGCATCGCGCGGCGGAGGCGCTCTATGGTTCGCCGGAGCAGGCCATCCCGATGAACGAGCCGTTCGACGTCGGCGGCGAGGCGCTGATGTATCCCGGCGATCCCGCCGGCTCGGCGGGCAATGTCATCAACTGCCACTGCATCCAGATCGCAAGAAAGGAACCAAAATCATGAGCAAGAAATTTACCAGCGCGTTGCGCCCGGACATCAAGGTCCGGCGCACCGGGATCTTCGGCTTCGGCCGGAAGATCGAAGTCAGCGGCGGCGGCGTGAAATACACCGTGGACCGTCGCGGCGCGAATGAAGAGACCGCGCGTGCCATCAACAGCCGCATCCCGGTGGCCACCTTTCGCAGACCATGAGCAAAATAATTTATCACGACAAAGGCTCGCTGAAGGCTGTGCGGCGCGAGCTGCGCTTTGCCAACGCGGCCGACGTGGTGGCGGTGCAGCTCTCGCTGAAGAATTTCTGGAAGCCGCTGGTCCTCTGGCGCGCGGTGAAATTTGTTTTCAAAAACCAGCGCCGCAAAAAAATCCTCGCGAAGATGTCGCGGGCGAAGATGGGTTTCAACTGGCGCGATTCCCGTCCGCTCAAACTCCAACGCCGGCTGGGCCTGCGCCCGCAGGTTGCAAAATAATATGAACGCACAACTCATTCAAAAACTTGGCTACGGCGGCACGCTGCGCCGCGCGATCCATCCCGAAATCCGCGTCATCGATGAAAAGACCGGCATCGTGGAATACATCGCCACCGACGAATCGCTCGACAGCTACAACGAGATCGTCAAGGCCAGCGGCGCGCGGTTCAACCGCTTCCAGAAAAACGCGCCGTTCGTGGACTCCCACAATTACGAGGGCATCGACTGCCTGGTGGGCAAGGTGCTCGACTGGAAAATCCAGGGCAAGCGCGTGGTGGAGACGGCGAAGTGGGCGATTGACGCCGGGCTGCCGGAGGATCACCTGGCGAACATCGGTTTCAAGATGACCGTCGCCGGCTACCTGAAGGCGGTAAGCATCGGCTTCATGCCGGTCCAATACGTGAGCAAATGGGACAGCAACCCCACGCAGTTCCAAAACGAGCTGGCCCTGATGGAGATCGCCGCCGGCACGGATGTGCGCGTGATCTTCACGGAGTGGGAGCAGATCGAATTGAGCGTCTGCATCATCGGCGCGAATCCCAACGCCGTGGCCAAGGCTTACAAGGCCGGCATCATCAGCGACGCCACGCTCGAAAAAATTTCATCAGAGATAGCCAGACGCAAAACCGCCGACTCGACCGACGATCCCGCTGATGTCGAGAAGGCCCAGCAGCGGGTGCGGATGGCGACCATGATGGAATTCAAAACCAAAATCAACCGTCTGTAACAAATATGAAAAACAAATATAAAATTCTGAAATACGCGGCCGCGCCCGTTCTGGCGCTGGCGGCGCTCCCGCTCCTGTGCATGATCGCCGCGCTCGCGTGCCTCTTCTCCATTCCGGTGGTGAAGGGCGCAACCTGCGCCATCGCGCCGCTGGTGATTCCGCAAAAGGGCAAGGCGCTCACCGACGACGAGTTCCAGGCCACGCTGTTCGGCGGCGTGAATGCGCTGATCGAAGAACAGGGCACGTTCAAATCCGCGCAGCAAAAAGTGTTGGATGATCTCGGCCGCGCCGACAAGGAAGTGAAGGCCGCGATGGAAGAGCTGACCAAGGTCAAGAACGGCGTCAACACCTCGCACGAGACCTTCATGAAACAGATGGAGAAGGTCCAGCGCCAGGTGGCGTTGAACGCCAAGTCCAGCTTCCTCTCGCCGGTCGCGCGCTTCCTTGCCAGCGAGGAAAACAGTTTCGCGTTGAACGCGATGGCCCGCTGCGTCCTCGGCCTCCACAAGGATGCGCCGAAGACCGACCCGGCGTTCGTGAAGTATGTCGAGGAAAGCAACGCCAAGGCCAAGGCGCTCACCGGCGTGGACGCCGGCCTCGGCCAGGCCACGGTGCCGACCGACACCTTCAGCGAGATTTATGATCTGCTGCTGGAATACGGCGACTACTCCACGCTGGGCGTCCAGCGCGTGGGCGCGCGGTTGAACGTGCTGCCCATCGCCACGAGCCGGCCGCAGTTCTACTGGATCGGTTCGCAGTCCACGCTGGCGGAAGGTTCCACCATCAACAGCGGCGCGTTCCAGGGCGGCCAGGTGCTCAACGTGATCAACACCTGCGCGGTGCTGATGTATGTCGCCCGCGAGCTGCTCGCGGACTCCAACTCCAACCTTGCGCCTTATGTCCTGAACCAGATGATCGAAAGCTCCAACTGGGGACTCGACACCGCCGCCTTCATCGGCAACGGCAACCAGGACACCACGAACGCCGGCTACGTCGGCCTGTTCAACGCCGCGCTCGCCAACACCAACCTCGGCGTCAGCGGCGGGGCCGGCCGCACCACGGCCAGCACGCTGAAGCTCGATGACTTCGTGGCCACGATCCTGAACGTGTCGCCGCAGGTCCTCAACCGCAAGCCGATGTGGTGGATTCATGCGCAGATGATCGCGCGCATCGCGCTCATCCGCGACAACAACGGCCGCCCGATCTTCCAGACGTGGCAGGAAGTGCCCACGCCCGGCAGCATTGGCAGCATCCTCGGCTACAAGGTCCATCCGACGGCCATCGCGCCGACCACGGACGGGGCCGCGCAACCGGTCGCCGCGTTCGGCGAGGGTGCCGCGCAGTCGGTGCTGATCCGCGAAGACCTGGAACTCGCCACGAGCGACGACATCGGCTTCCCGCAGAACCTCCGCGCCTTCCGCGCGCTGGTCCGCGCCGGTGTGAAAATGAAAACGCTGCCCGGCAGCACCACGCTCAAACCGTTCGCCGTCCTTTCGACGGCGGCGGCCTGACTCACGCCCTCTCCCTGACCCTCTCCCAGCCGATGGGAGAGGGAACGGGAAAGGGAAAACCAATTAAAACATTTTGATTATTTAAAAAATGAAAACTGAAAACGAAATCAAGGCTCTTCCGCTGGAAGAGAAACAGAAGCTCGTCGTCGAGCTGCGCGCGGTCAAGCCGGGTGACAAGGCTTATCCGAACGCCAAGGCCATCATCGAACTCATCACCTCCGACAAGAAGTGGAAGGACCCGGTGAAGATCAAGGTCAAGAACATCGCCGGCCACGAGGTGGTCGCCGACGAGACCAAGATCGCGAAGGATGCCGAGGCCGAGGTTTACCTCTGGCAGTATCACGCGCTCGCGCGCTTCCTGGAACCGGAAGAGGACGTGAAGTTCCAACTGGAAGAGGCCGGCGAGAAAGGCCGCGCCGCCGACGCGAAGAATGTCGTGAAGGAAGCGCCGGCCGTGGACGTGGCCAAGGCGATTGCCGACGGCATTGCCCAGGGCATGGCGGCGGTCAAGAAAGCCGCCGCGCTGGTCCTGTTCGCGTTCCTGCTCACGTTCGGCTTCGCGGCCGGCGCGCAGACGCAGACCACGCAGACTGGTTCAGCGGGTAATTACCATGTGTATTACATCGCCGGCCTGAACGGCTCGGTCGGTCTCACCGGGACCAACTCGTTCAC